TTTCTTGTTGTAAAGGTGGCATTTGAACTGTAAAAGAAAAATATTGACTACCTATTTGTCTGACTTGTTTTTTACCTGATAAAGTCTGATTCAATAAAGTAGGTCTATTATCTTTAAAATTTAAACTTCTAAAATTAGGAGATGTTGGAAATTGCCCTGCCATTATACGACTCCCATCTTGCCTTGATTGTTCATGGCATTATTTATGATTGATGTTATCAATCCTTTTCTTGATGCTAATAACTGGTCAAATCCAGCAGCATCTACTGTTGATATATTAAAGTTAACTGTAGCACCCATGCCTTGACCTTTTGTGTGGTCAATAACTGTTTCATTGGGATGTAATATTGCAGGGAATCCACCTCTACCATCTATACCACCTGCTCTAACACCCATACCTGTAAAACCACCACCTTCGTTGCTAGATTGGAACAAAGTATCGCCATCAGTTAATCTATTGTATTCAATAGCACTTTGTATATCCCCAATCTTGCCTTTAACCATTCCAACTGCTTTTTGAATAATAAAAACATTTATTAATTCATTTATAACTGCTCTAGCAATAGAAGTAGCTAAATCTTTAAAATCTAAAAATTGTTGACTTGCTATATCAAAAAAACTCTTAAAAGCATTTGTTAGTTGACCTTCTACTGTATCTGCAAAATCTTTGGTAATAGTAATACTCTCTTTAATTGTATTATTAATATTTTCCTGAACAGTAACACCTTCAGTCTGAGTTGCTTGTAATCTTTTTTCAATTTCAATCTGTTTTTCTCTTTTTGCTATTGCATCTTCCAATAATGCTTTTTGTTCTTTAGCAGCTTCTAATGGTCTTGTGTATTGAGGAATTTCACCAAATCTTTCTACAAGTTTTTTATTTTTTTCCAATTTAGCATTTTGCTCATCTAAAGATGTATTTAATTCATCTAAAGACTTTGTAAATAAATCAGGCTTGACTAAACCTATAGCTTCAGCAAAATCAAGAATAGCTTTAGATGTATTAACAAATGCACTTTGTAATGGAACTAAAACTTGTCGTTTTAATCTATTCATAGTGTCGTTAAATGCTTCTGCATTTCTTATTGTTTCTTCATCAATAATACCAGTAGCAGATTCAGCTAAATCATCCATAGCCATAGCACCACTTTTGATAAGATTAGCCATTTGAATACCAACTCTTGAGCCAAAGACTTGAGCCAATAATCCGCTTCTTTGTAATGGGTCTTGTATAGATTCTAAAGTATGGAAAAATTCTTTAAATAAATCTTCAGTATTTTTAGTTTGACCACCAGCATCTTCTAAAGAAATTCCCATTTCTTCAAAAGCCCTTTTAGCTAAACCAGTACCCATAGTAGCTTCACCAACACCCTTAGCAAAGAATCTAAGAGCTTTAGTAAAACCTTCTGTACTTATTCCTGATTGTTCAGCAGCAAATTGATATTGCTGTAAGAATGTTGTGCTTACATTTACAGAATCAGCAAGTTTACCAATATCATCAGCTACTTGTAATGCTTGATTTCCAAATTGAACAATTTGTCTAACAGCAAATACACCAGCAAAAGCACCAGCTAATTTTTTCATAGCTGATTGGGTGCTGTTGATATTTTTATTTACTGAATTAAAACCCTGTTTACTTTTATCTTGAGCTGTAATTCTTAATTTATAATCAGTTGCCATTTCTTATCTGCCTATTCTTTTCCTCTAAATATGCTAACCATCCTGTAAATTCGGATAAGGTCATCTTTTCTTCTAGTTCCTGTAATGTGCAATGCAACATTTCAGCTAGATAGTATTTAGCAAATAAGTCCTTATCCTCTACTACTTTTTTGCTTGTTGTTCTACACTTGGAGCAGACATTATTTCAGTTGCAACTCTTGCAAGTACATCTTTATCTACACCATTCATAAGTGTATGTTTATCTGATAGGTCAAATACTTTTTCACCATCAGAATCTAAGGCTTTATATATTAAGCAATAAGCCATCAATGCTACATCATCGTCTTTTGCATATCGTTGCAATTTAGACATTTCTGCTAGCGTTAATGGCTTTGCATATACTTTAAGAACCTCATCTCCATCACTCCATTCAGGTATCTCTATCTCTTTGATTTCTAAAGAATCAAAATGAGCTTTTGCCTTATCTATAAGTTTCATGTTCTTATACTGTTGTTGATGTTAATGCACCAGTACCTTGTACTGAAATACTAGCTTCAACCAATCCATCAAATGATGCACTTCTTGAAACACCAGTAACAATAGCTGAACCTGTATAATAAGTATCACCTGCTGTATCTCCTTCAGGATATACATTAAGAGTTACCTCTGAGCCAATGGTTAAAGCACCTTGACCACTAGTATCAGTCTCATCCCAAAATACATCTAAACTTCCTGAGAAAGAAGTCAATGATGATTTATAGGTTCTTGCAGTATCACCCATTGAAGTATCTTCTAAAGTATCAGCAGATTCCTCAATTGAATAAGACCTAATTTCAGCTACAGCATTAGAACCGACTTTTACAGTTCCTTCACTTCCTTTATGTGTCGCCATTTTCTACCTCGTCTTTCGACTTTTTCTTAGAAGAAGATTTAATTTTATCTTGCGAATGGACTGCTTCCTCTTTCCAACCCATATTCAAATATAACTCAACCTTCGAAGGATGAGCTTCTATAGAAATGTTGCCATCAGGACTAATCATTTTCATAATTGTCTCCTATTAAACCGCTACATCAGGATTAGTTTCCCTGACATAGTAGTTGGTTAAAAATGTAAGGGTTACTGAACCTACTGGTTGCTCTCCCTCGCCTGTAAAATCTATTTCTGTACTTTCAATGTATGTATCTTTTGCAAGACCACCTAAAGTTCTATCTGCTGCTATAGCTTCTTCTACTTCTAAACTTATTTGATCTATAACATCATCAAAATTACTAACAGCTTTACAATATCCTTCTACAACTACAGATAAATCTCTGCTCATTACTCTGTCAGTTCCTATAACAATTGGTTCAGAAGTTTCTGATTTTGTATAGATAACTAATGCTGGTAATGCGTTATCTTGTAAGGTATAAACTCTTGATTCATAGACGTTTGTACCTGTTGTACTAAGATTATTTAAAGTAGTACCAAAATATTCTCTGATGCTTCTTCTTACATGAGCCATTATTGAACCTCTAACAATAATGAAGTCATACCTACATTATCGTGTTCAAAATTTATAACTTTGTAATTAGTAGCAGCTTTTATAGTTGTACCATCTAAGCTTTTGATAGCTGAAGCTGAGATAGTATCTCCAAATGCAATATTTGGTATATCACTTGTTTTAGCCATAGCTACAGGTTGATAGCCTTGAACTGGTAATCCGCCTGTATCTATATCCACATATTCTTGGTTAAGGACTACATTGATAGAGGATGCAGAACCGCCTGTTGGTGTATAAGTTACCTTTTCACCAGCAGCACCATGATCCGCATTTAGATAGCCATCAAAATCTCTATCAAATTCCATTGCCATAACTACTTCTTAGCTCTCTTTTTTGGAGCTTTAACTTCTGAAGTTTCTAAACCAACACTTCTATCTACTTTTTTAGCTTTTGGTTTAACTGTTGTTTCTTCAGCTTTGTTATATGCACATAGCGTATGACCTTCATGCTCAGGTAGTTCAACTATATCTCCTGCATGAACCTTTTGCCCATTTGCCATTGTGTCTTGTAATATTTTGTATTTTTTCATTTCTAAGTTGGGGGTATTGCTACCCCCATTCCATTTAAGCATCAGTTAATTAATCGCTTGATTTACAGAAAGATACTGCATGCCTTACAGCTACATCAACCGTTTGCAGGGCGACTATTCTTACCCCACCTGAAGTTGATAATGCATAAGGGTCAACAGTAATATCTAAGCCACCATACATACCAATTAATAGGTCTGCAAAATTACCAAAGTAGAAATCACCACTTGTTACTTGGTTACTTCTGACAACATTATAGCCATTCATGCTATTGTCAGGAGAAACAACAAACTGAGCAGTACCAGTAGCCTTTTCAGTTGTTTTTAAAGTACCAAAGTCAGCAGGTCTACAGATATAAGCTAAAGAACCAGTTAAAGCATTGTCATTAGCAACAGCACTTTCCATAGCTACAATTTCAGCCCATGTTGGGTTAGCAGCAGCAAATGTAGTAGTGTTAATACCTGAAGTATTAGCAATACCTGTTGGCTGACCACTTGCACCTGAACCAGCTAAAGCACCTAAATCA